GCCATTTAAGTTCTTTCTTTATTATGAACTTAAATTATAACACAGAGTAACTACTGTGTCAATACATTTTTTTAGGTAATGTGTCGTTTTGGAGTTTTTTCCTCCAACGTGCTTTGGCAGCACCTTTCTTACGTTTACGTTCTGTGGTTGGCTTTTCGTAAAACTCTTTGGCACGTAGGTCGTCTAAGATGCCTGCGTCTTCAACTTTGCGTTTGAATCGACGTAATGCTTGATTGATGTTTTCGTTATCTCTAACGGTAACACCGGTTCCTTTACTCTTGTGAATCATCTGTATCCTCTTCGTCGTCTGGTTCTGTTAATTGTTCTACTATCCAATCTAGATTGTAAATTCTATTTTTACTAATCAAGTTGTATGGAGTTATCTCGTCCGTAGTTATATAGTGCGTATTAGGTGCGGCCAGCATAAAACTGATAAACTGACGTGTTATCGAATCACAATGGTCAACATCTATAATTACTACGTCTACTTGCTGTGCTATTCCCAGCATCCATGCAATGTCTGTTTCATCGCTATCGTAAATAAAAATATTCAAATCATCTATACTTTTGCTTAAGATAGTTTGAAATTGTTGCTTTACAAGTATCGACGGCTTGACCAACAGATAACTCAAATTCATATTGAACAGTCTATCCGGTGGTGTGATTACTGTTATCTTTCCTAAGTTCATAAATCCTTCTGGCAAAATGCTCTATTTGTTCTTCAGGGTATCCGTAAAAACGTGCCCCATTGGCTTTACAATCTTCAATAAAATTGTACAACTCAGGTTCCACACTCTGATCAACTACAATACCTTCAAATTGATCCTTGGAGTATTCAACATAAAGTTGATCTTTTAATTTTAATTTAGGAGCCTGTATGCGTGACCAAAGAGTGCCTTCACTTTGTTCTGCGTTTTGAACGTAGCCTAATCCCTGTGCCTTATCTGTATCTTGCCTTGTTGATCTTTGGTCATGTAGCTCTTTTTTTTTTGAATCTTCTGACTCAACATCTGTGTTTAGATCAGATGCAGGATGATACTTTCGTGCTTCTTCCTGTACCAGTTCTTTTTCTTGTTGAACAGCTTTATCAGCTTCCTCGACCATTTTGTTCCATTTATCTAGCTCTGATTCAGTAGTACCCGGTACTACTGGTTCCTCCGGCGCTGTTATATCACCTCCTAGTGCAGTCGACGGTGTTTCGCTTGGAACTTCTTTGTCTGTGTGTGCGGGTGTAATTTCTTCGTAAGTTGGAAATAGTTCTTGTTTATTTACTATATCACCTCGAGGAGATTCTTTATTTGCGAGTTCTTGTACCTGTGCAAGTTGATCATCAGTCAATGGACCATCGTCCGGTTCATATGCCGGCTTGTCATTTCGCTTCCACTGGAATGACATTTGTGCGGCCAGTAACATAATGACTGCCAAAGGATCGAACACAATAACAATAAGAATAATGATCCATGTTACTGCTTTTTCCAACATGTTTTCGTCTGCGGCTTGCTCACCATAAATGAACTTGGCAATATATTTGATTGGGCCTACTTCTGCTTCGACCTTTCGAACTTCTGCACGTATGGGAGCGGCTTGCTCATTGAGTTGAGCAATGTTCTTTTGTTCCGCAGTAATCTCTGCTTGAAGTCTAGCTCTTTCTTTAGCTTGAGCTCTGCGTAACGCAACGGCTTTATCGGCACCTTTTTCATCGCTCGAGCGTGCCATACTTTGATCGACAGCCTGGTCCATTTGAGCAAGTGCTTTACGGTTTGCATCTATATTGTCCTTTGATGTTTTAATCTTTTCATCATAAATGGCAATCTTACTTTGAACATCACCAGAGACTAAACTTTGATCGCTGTGTGCTTTTGAAAGGAATCCAAAAATACCCATTGATGTTATGATCATTAACACAACTACCGCAGTGATCATGTAGTACTTTATAAAACGTGGAGCACGTTCCCAATTGGCCTTAAGCCATGAGGCACAAACCAGCTTGCCTACTTCTAAAGCTGATCCCATGACTATGATGGGGATTGCGGCGGCGGCAAAAATAGCAGTGAGACCTACTACTGAGTAGTAGATCGCAACTGCTGAGATTGTAAGGCCGGTGAGTAGAAGTAACCAGGCTAGTATCATTAAATGTGCTTAATCAAAAAGTGTTGACTCGTCGATGAGTGTGACTGCAACTGTGCCGTATGTTTGACTGGCAGTTGCACCGGTATGAGTAACTGTGATAGACTCTTGTGTTCCTTCGCTTGAAGTTGGATCGAATACACGCATTGAAGCAGTAGTAGTCAAACGAATTGCCTTGGCAATTTCGTTCTTAAGAACTAGAGCTCGCGTTGTCAATGCAGTTGAACCATCAATAGCTGTGCCGCCAGTTTGAATAAACTCTGGACGCTCGATCAATAGGGTAAATGCCAAGCTAGTTGCTTGTGCATCACCGTTGGCTTCTGTGATTGTAATATCGCGAACTTGCATGTCTGTCAAACCAGTCACTTGGTTAACAATATTGCGAAAACGCATATTGCCGCGTGAACGATTCTGCGATAGAGCCAACGTGGTTGGCAAATCAGCTGTGGCAAACGCATCGGCTGATGTTGGTGTTACTCCACCTCTATCATTGGCGTCGCCGCCTGTTGTTGGGTAATATGTGGTATTACTCATTGTAATTACTACTCTGTGCATTTCAGACTGAATCTGATTTGCGTCGTTTTGAAATCCTGATGGCATTTGGATGCTCCTTAATTATCTAATATTTATCGTTATTTGAATACGATAAGGGCTAAAAGTGCAGCCTGACAAAAGAACCCAAATCCTATGGTCACAATGTTAAGCAAGTCTTTCTGTATTGTAGCTTTAACAAAGAATAAAAACAACCCCAACCAGCTAAAAAGTACCATATCTACAGGTGGCATCTTTTCAGTTAGTCCAGTCAGCACCGCAATCATGGTTGGAACGGTGGCAAGGTGCAGTAACACTACTGCTATCCAACCAGCTGTTTCTGCACTGATGTGAGGAGCATGTTCTTTGATAGATTTGACCCAAAGATCCAAATTAAATAAGTCTTGGGCAAATTGTTTTATTTGGCTTGTGTTCATGTTGTTTCCTTATTTGTAAAATATGTGACGACCAATTTTTGCTACTCTTTCACGTTTCCATCCTGGGTTGATATAGTCACCGTGAAAATAAAGTGCATCTTTTATTGAAGGCAATCTAAATCCCTCCAGCAACACTTTTTTGGCTACTTCCATGCTTTCTGTATATACAGGGCCGTTCATAGGTTTCTTAAGGCTTGCACTGTCGCAATACCAACTGAACTGACATAGAACCTTTTCATAGATAATATTTTTCTGATAAACAACCTGGCAGATGTCGCTAGGAAACTGACTGCTTTCTGCTCTGTTAATGGTGACTTGTGCAACAGCTACTTTACCTTCAAAGGGTTCGCCGCCTGCTTCATAATAGATGTTACGAGCTAGACAATCTAATTGTTTTTGTCTTAACTGTGCTGTAACTGGGCTCACTTCCATGCGAGCTGTTTTTAGGGTTTCCAGTTTATAGTTAACTGCTATATACCCTGCTACTGTGACTGCTAGAATTGCTAGCAGAAATACTACTGTTTTGATGATGCGTATCATGTTATTTCTCCTTTACGCTGGAATAGGAATTGCTAGTTCCGTCTTTATATGGCTTCGATACATCTCCTTATGCGTTAAAAGCCTACTGCTTAGGTACCCCAAACTTTTGAGGTACAATATATAGTTATGCCTGTAGAATATAGATAAAAACATAAGTTTATAATTATCTACGCATTTTACTAATATCAATTGCTTCTTCATCGCTGAAGACCGGCACTGCATTACTCTTATGCATAGTTGCAATACCTTTTACTTTGGTGCCTGTATACTGTTTAGCCGGCTTGAGCACAGCATTTCCTAGGCCCGTGTCCACACTCTTAATATGCGCAGTTGTATTTCGGCCTTCGGGAATCTTTAGACTGTAAGAGCTAGACAAAGACGGTGCGCTCAAAGCACGACTACGCTTCTTGTCCTCAGCTTCTATCCCCCATTTCTTTTGCAGGGCTTTCCAATCTGCATCGGCTTGTTCAGCTTTACGTTTATGTTCTGCTGAGGCAAATTTACGTTTACCTTTCTTCTTGCCTGTGGTACTGAGCCACGGGCCTTCTAAATGCATACTCATAATTATTCACCAAAATGTTTAATATATCTACATTATACATGTAGATATGACTTGTGTCAACTGTTATTTTGGTAAAATGTTGTCAACTTGAGTTCCGAATGCCATTCTTGTGCCATTGGAGTATTTTGACACTGTTCAAAACACGGAGTTCCCAGTGTATAATGTATGAGTTTGGCTTCTGAGTTTGGCCCGTACTCGTCTGCTAGCCAATTCCATTCTATTGGTAGCTCTCCAATTTCATTGTCGGTCAGCCATGAAAATCTATGCAGATATGATCCTGAGTTATTTTGAACAAACTCAGTATTAACTTGTTGATTAGCCGGGTGAGCGCAATTCCACAATATCACGCTGGACCAATTCTTTCTAGGGTAGTCTTCATTCTTACTGCCGAGATACTTTTCAGGCATCCGAGTTTGGTAGTTGTGTTTGACTACCATAACTGCTTTTGACTCGTCGCGCAGTTTCCACAGCTCATCGATGGCAGATTGAATAATCATATCTCCGTCTATGTAAATTGCCCATCCATTATAGCCTGTGAGCTCGGGTACTAAGAATCTTGTATAAACAAATCGATTACTACCGTCTGTGTGCGTTTCTTTATAGTTGTTCAATAGTTGTAAAGACAGCGGAATGATACTGATTGGGTAATTGGCAGTTCGTATGATACTGTTCGAGCATACATGATATGCTACAGTTTCCTGTGTGTCGTAACCTATAAAGATTGGAATCATTCTAACGTTGAAAATGAAAGTTTATGAGTGAGCGTAAAGTGTCTGCATTGATAAGATTTTCCTAGAATTGAAAGAATTGCAATTTTACAAATTATATCGTCTCGAGTATTTTTTGATAAAGAGTATATCGATTTACTAAATTTTATATCAATATAAGATTTGTCTTCAGTGGTTATCCAGGGAGCAAACATTTCTATGTTATCGTTACATGACATAGTGAATGTTGCACTTGTAAGTCGTCTATATATAAATTCTTGCCAACGACTGATGTTAGGTACAACCGACTTGTAGTCTAAATTGATATGCGGCACAATAGAAGTATGATCTGCGACTAATTCTATTTGGATATTGTCTTTAAGTTTTATTAATTCATCTTGTTCGACTATTCGCATCGTAGACATGAATTCAAAATTAACACCACCTAAATTGAAATATAAACAATCTACATCAGGGGTGTCTTGAAATAATTGAATAATATGATTTCTGATAGAACCCGGATGCATTACATTCCGTTGAAGTCTCGGATTGTAATGCACTGAAACCGGATGTTCAAATCCTTTTTTAAAAAAAGAATCTGTTAACCAACATACTTTAGGAAACAACCTTTTACTAAGATCAGTAACAATATTTGTATCCAGGTATTGTTTTTTTACAAAGTACGGCTCAATTGACCGTAACAAAGAATCTGAAGATTTTAATAAAAGGTGGTCCTTGTTAATTTTACCTAGATATAAATTTTCATTTTTGCGTTTGTACTTGTAGAAAAAATTTATTTTCTCCTCAGTTCCAAATACAGGAATGTACTCTAAAATAAATGGTTCAAAAGGATCAATCCTATAAGGGTATTTGACCTGATCGTTCATTCATTACTTAGATTCTTTACGCTCGTTTTTAACTGCGGTTACATCGTTGCGAGTTTCTTTGCAAAGTTTTGCCAAATCTTGACAATGCTTGCGAACACGAGTACCGGCTGCACCTACTTCTTTGTCATAGAACTTTTCAAAGTCCGATTCCATTGCTTCGATGATTGCTGTGAATTCTTGATATTTGTTTGTAGCCATTTTTTTTCTCCTTAAGGTGCGAAAGTTAACGCATACTTAATTTAGCAGAAATAAACTACATGGTCAATATATTTGACTGATTTATTTTGATCCAGCAAACACGTTGCCACTGCCAGTGGTAATGTTACCACCTGTGTTTAACGGATCACTTTCTCTAGCTACAGCTTTGTCTTCTACAAATACTGTAGCAGATCCAGCAACTACAATACTTCCGCTAGCAGTGGCTGAGGTCACAAATGCAGTAAACACATCATTGGTTATTACTGTGGTGGCTCCAGACATTATGGCACTGCCTGCCGCAGTGTCTTTGCCCAAACGAGCAACACTGTCTTTCATTTATTTCTCTTCAATTACTGGTTTCTTCAACGACTGAGCTGCTCGTTCTTTGGCCTTAGTTGCTACCTGTAGTTTAACTACTTCTGGATCAACAATGTTAAGGAATCCCTTAATTGCAGTTTTGGCGCTTGCGGCTGCTTTTCCTATGAAACTTTGAGATATAATGTTATTGGCTTGAGTTGCAGTCCATGCAATACCAGCTGAAATATTTGATTCTACTAATTGAGATGCAGTAGCTTGAATCTTGATTACTCCGATATCCTGAATTGCTGTAGCAACGCTTTGTGATATATCCTCAGGTTTTACTTCAACGGGTGGTAGTTCAGCACGGGTTAGTGAGGCGTTGGTGTTTAACTGTTGAAATTTGTTATTCTTAATTTGATCAGCTAATGCCAGTTGTTGAGTAGTAACACCTGAGGCAATTTGTCCCTGCACTGCGTTAATGGATGTTTGTAATCCACCCAGTTGGGCTACTAGTTCTTTTTGACCTTCCAGTATTTCAGAAAGTATTATAGTTGTGTCATTTAATGAATCCGCTACTACGTTCAGCTGACTGAGAAAAGTACCAGGTGTTTTAATAGCAGCCAAGCCAACGTTTTGTTCCATAAACAATATTTGTTTGCTCAGTAAGCCACTGAGTGCTGTTGTCTGTGCAATAATAGCTTGAGCAGTGGAATCAGCCATTGTGGCTGTACCACCTGGAAACGGTATTGTTACTGTTACGATTGACATGGACTACTCCTTTTCAGTATTTATACCAGCTTAATGCCCGAAGTTGTTTCTAAGAATTGTTTGGCAAAGCTGGCATCTGTTGACTCTGCCACTGTAACTGTGGTTTTTGATAGTTTAACTTCTTTATCTGGATGAATTGTAAACAGATAGGGCATTAGTCCTGGACCATTTGGGCCCATGCCAATTACCATCGGACGTGATAGCTTGTAATAAGCAGTGGTCTCTTCTGCTAGTTTGGCAACAATTTCTTCGCCGCTGGTTAGTTTTAAGGTGATTACTTCACCGATGCTTACGCCTTTGTCAATTAACATGTTTATCCTTTTAGTGTGTTAAAAAATTCTTCATCTTTACTGGCCAGTCCTTGAAAGCCGCCTGGCAGTAGAACGCCGTCCTTGAAAATTTGCGGGACGGAACGCAGTCCCTGTTCCATTAGGAACTCGCGGGCGCTGGGATCGTCTTCCATTTTAATTACTGTGAATGGAACGCTTTTGCTTTCTAATAGTGCCTTGGCTCTGTCGCAGAACGGGCAATTGTTTTTTGAGTATACAGTTATCATAATTTATTATAAACTAGGTAGTTCATCGTAATCAAGAGATTCGGACATGACTCCAATGACATAGTTAGTGCTTTCACTTTCCTGTAGTGCAGTCTGTTTCTTACTGGTATCGCTATGCTTGTTGAACCAAGGAATAGGTGTTGACTTAGGAGCAGTACTATTATATTTGATACCAATGTCCTTCAGTGCGCCTACTGCGGTATAATCTACAAAGTCTCGCAAAATATTTGCATTGAGTCCAATCACTGGACCCATCTTAAACAAATAAGTGGCCCAATCTTTTTCTTCACGAATCACATCCATATATAGTTGATATACTTCTTGTTCACACTCTATCTTGGCTTGGGCAAATCTACTGTCATCTTTGATTACCTGATTGATTAGATAAGCTGTCCAACCCTTGTGTAGCAGTTCGTCTTGTAGAAT